AAATAACGATATGCTTTCAATCCAATTTTTAATTGATCGCATTGTTTTTGAATTGTATCAATCCATTTTTGATGATTAACAACTAGATTGCCTTTTGCAATTCGCCACCTTTCAAATAACTCGTATTCATTTTTAGTACAAGCTATTGCTCTTGATCTGCAATAAGATGTTCCAATTACATCAAGATAGTATTGGTCATTAAAAGTTTTAGCCATGCCAACATCATCACTACTACTATAACTATTACCACTACCACCCAATGCTTTAGTACACTCGTCAACATGTTTCGTTTTGTGTGGGTTATCTTTGTTGCCGTCTTGTTGTGCAAAAATATCTGGGTTGCAATCCATAGCTTTTAAATCTTCTCTATAATATGCAAACGCAAATTTTTTGCCATCATCACTACCATACTCGCTACCATTTAGATTACCAAACAAACCAAAATCAAAGTGTGATTTAGTTTCTGTAATGTCGCCGTCCTCGTCTTTATCTTCCGAGTGTGCAAAATAAAAACATTTATCTTTTGCAACAACATCACAAGGACTTCCATATTTCTTTTTGAAAGTTCTTAATACTGCAACATCTTCTGGTGGATATGCTCTCTCAACAACTTCTTGTGCAAGATTGTGTGCAATATTATATTCATAATCAACTTGCTCTCTTGCCTGTAAGTATGCCTCACGTTCTTGAGTATCTTCATTCTCAAAGACATTTTTTATTTTATTAAAGAGTTTGTTTCGCAACTCTGTATTCATTCGTATTTTTGTCATTTTAGACCTTTCTATATTTAATTAATTTATTTTGTTTTATACCTTGACAATAGGATAGTCAAGCATTATATTTGATATATAATTGCCACTTTAGAATGATTCTAATTTGCAAAAGAAAGAAAAAAGTTTTAAGCCTCAAGCAGCAAGCAACGCTTGACAATGGTTTAGGGATAGTGTAGGATGTATTTAGAAAGGAATAATTATGGATAATGAAACAGAACAAAAGATACAAAGTAATTCGCTGGTAAGAATAGCGGACGCCCTGGAGACTATCATTAAGATGGTAAAGGAAGATCAAGAAAGATCTAAAAAATATATGGAAAAAGAAAGTGAGTAGAAGACCGATCCCTGGTCCATTATGTTGGAAATGGCGTAACTCTCGAGGTTACTTAATCTGCCATAAGATGATGGACCTGGGATCAGTCGACAACCAGTATACTGGGGGGAAGTCATTACCTGTTGGCTGATCAACAGAAAGGATAAAAATTTATGAGTAGAAGACCTGGATTTCAATATCAAAAAGTATTGGTGCAGCACTGGCGATGGCTCCTGGATCAGGGTCCAAGCTACAAGCGGCAAGCTGCAAGCTGCAAGCGTCAGGCTGCAAGCTTGACAAGAAAAAATTATAATGTTATTGTATCCTATAAATTAAAGGAGAAAGTATGTTAGTAAAAGAAGCGTTAAAAATTACAGACAGTTTTACAAAGACGAGCAAGATGCCTGGCCTGAGTTACAGCTTGCCAGCATGGGCATGTCAAACTGGTTCGAAGCTCAGGAAGGTTAAGACCAGCCCGTGCTTTGGTTGTTATGCATTAAAAGGAAATTACACCAGGTACCCTGCAATCAGGGAGGCCCAGTATCGAAGGCTGGATGCAATCAATCACCCGCTATGGGTCGAAGCTATGGCCGCGGTGATCAAGCGCCAGAAGTGGTTTAGATGGCATGACGCCGGCGACCTTCAAAGCAGCGAGCACATGCAAAAAATTATAGAAGTATGTAAGCTCACACCTGACACCAAACACTGGCTGCCAACACAAGAGCGACAGTACCTGCCAGCCCCTGAAGATGTTCCTGAAAATTTAATTATAAGACTGTCAGCTGCCAAGGTAGACGGGACCGCTGGCAACGCCTGGACTCATAGCTCAACGGTTGTTACCGATGGAAGCCCCAGCTGCCCGGCGCCAACTCAGGGCGGCAAGTGTTTAGATTGTAGAGCATGCTGGAATAAAGATATAAAAAATGTTAGTTATGGAAAACATTAACATGACACATGTTTTTAAACATCCAAAATTTTATACAGAATTACGCAAGCGTAATAAATCGGATCAGGCCATTAGCCCGGGATCGGAGAGTAGCGCTCTCCCACGGCGTGCGCCGGATCCGGGCCACAAGCAACGTGACTCTCAGGTGGTGAACCAGGTAAAGCTGTCATCACAGTCACAAGCTTCAAGCGGCAAGCATCAAGCCACAAGCGCCAAGCATCAAGCTCCAAGCTTAGATAAAAAAGAATAACAGGCGTCAAGCTCCAAGCAACAAGCATCAAGCTTCAAGCCACAAGCGGCAAGCTCCAAGATTCTTGAACCACGGTACATATGAAAACGATTAGCGGACCTCGGACCGAGGGCCTGGGCTATGATAAATGTATTGTCCGGATGTTTCACGTGGAACGCAATTTGGTGCGGACTAAATTTAATTTTGTTACTTTTTGTAACCTTTAGCTCTATTGTAAAAAAGTGCCTATTATTATTGTAGACCAACAAGTCAGGAGTACCAAGTAAGCTAATGTTTTCAAGCCTTGTAAAGGTAAAATCCCTCCACTCTCTAACAAGTTTTTTATGTAATTTAGCCTCTGGACCCACCTACTTTTTTGAGGTAACACTGTCGTTCTTTTTGTCTTTCAACGACGCCAACAACGCAACTAATTGTGCAACTTCACCATATGGTCTTGTCCATAAATATTGCAGTAATTGTTTTCTCTGTTCTTCTGTCAATTCAAACATCATAACTCCTTTCTATAAAATTATTTTAGATTTATTTGGTGGCATCATTTTTAAAACAACACGCACTCCTTCTGTTGCACCTATCAATGTATTTTCATGTGCTTCTATCTTTTGTATTTCAGATAGTCTGCCATTACCTAAGTCAACATAAACTTTAGCGTACATGATGGCGTTACCCTTTCCTTCTACCTTACCCATTCCTTTGTTAAACTTGTCAGTAAACTGTCCAAGCACCTGCTGTAAGTCTCTAACTAACATTATAATAATCTGATCTTTCTTGTTTTAAATCTTTTACTTCTTGCTCTAATTTATTAATCTTAACTATTTGGTCTGCAAGTTCTGTTTTGTATTGTGTATTCATAGACAACAAATCACGTATATTATTACGTAATTTATTTATTGTATCGTCTGATTGTGCTTGTTTAAAATCTATTACTATTTCGTTTTCATGGCTAATATCTTCTCCATGTTCTTTGTGTTTAGTATATGTTCGTTTGTCTTTCATATCTTGACAATATAACAATGTTACCTTAAATTGTCAATATGGGTGTTCCAAAAAGATTAACAGCAATGCAAATGAAATTTGCAGAATATTTAGTATTTAATGAAGGCAGAACTACAGGCGCTGACGCAGCCATAGCTGCTGGTTACAGTAAAGACCGTGCAAGAATAGAAGCATCAGAATTACAAAATCCTAAACTGTCACCGCTTGTTGTACAGTACATAGGAGAATTACGAGAAGAGAATCTTAAAAAATACGAAGTGTCTTATGACAAACATGTTGCTGAATTAGGTAAAATTAGAGAGGCTGCTTTGAAGAAAAATGCTTTTTCTGCTGCAACAAACGCTGAGAAAAACAGAGGGATGGCCGCAGGATTATACATAGACCGTAAGATAATAAAAACAGGTAAATTAGAGGAAATGTCAGAGGAAGAGTTAGAATTAAAAATGAAAAAAATACTAGAAGATTACGCTCCGATTTTAAATGCAAAAGTTGTTGACGCATTACCAGAAGAAGTTAGTGAATCTTCGTTATCTTCTTCACACAAGAAGTCGGAAAAACAGACCTCTCAGAAAAAGTAATTGACCCATCGTCATCTACATCATAGCCAGCAAAGATTCTTACAGTTTCATCATCTTTACTAAACAACCAACCTTCACTTACAGGTGTTGCTAGTTTCATATTCTTAAACTCACGCTCACTGCCCCAACCACCTTCTGTGATTATATCAATCCAATCTATACGCACACGCTTATATGGAAACTTAACAAACTTTTTAACAGTTTTGGGTTTTATGTAACTGTCAATTATTCTAGATTTTTTTCTGGATTTCATATTCTGTATATGTATGTGAAAAAAATCAGTTTTACCAGAATTTTGTATCGCGCGCGCATAGGCAAACTGAAATATTGACTAAAGTGACAAAATAATCTGTCACATGACACTTTTTTAAACAACATTTTGGCGTACTTTATTGTTGTATACCAACACTAAT